ATATTATTTATAGAATATTTATAGTCATATAATAAATCATTTATTATATTAATTTTTAAAATACTAGTTAAATTATCAACGTAATGTTTAATTGCTTCATCCCTTATAACACACATGTTTTTTATTTTAAATTCTTTCAAATTAAAATTTGATAAAAAATATAAATGAAATAAATTACACATATTAAAACTTTCTGATTTCATTTTAAAATATATATTATATAAATTATTAATTGAAAATGATACATTAGTCAAAGGATTTTTAATAGGTAAAGGCATTTCAAAAAAATTAGGAGAATTGCATAAATTATTATTAATAATATTATTCAAATCAGAGAGACGAAATATATAAAACATATTATTTTCTTTTTCATAAATTTTAATTTTATTGTTGTCTTTAAATGCATCAAGCGGTGTTAAACATAAATCTGTTTCAAATGTTGAAATCTTCGCTTTTTTTAATTTTATTAAATGTAAAAAATATCTTAATGAATTGAAATGCTTTTGAGCAGAACAAAATTTATTTAATACTTCGTCTTTATTTTTATTTAGAATAAAATTATTTGATAAAAAATTATTTAATTTCATAATTTTCATTTTATAATTTAATTCATATTGATTATTAATTTCATTTATTAAAAAATACAAAAAACTATCCCCATTTATTTTATTTATTTCAGAAATATCTGGAAATTTTTTTTCAAATAAATGATATTGCTCCTTGATAATTATTTCACAAAAAAAGTTCATTATTATGTGATATTAATAAATATATTTTATTATATACTTTTATTATATAATAAACTTAATATATTTATCAATATCATATATAAAATATTTATCAATATCATATATAAAATATTTATGAATGTTTTTTTCCAAAAATGAATTCACAAATAAATCGCATAATATAGAATATTTTTTATATATGGTAATCAAAAAAATAATTTTTTTTAATGAAGAGCGAAAACTAATTGTATTATTAGCAATGAAAATATTAGAAAAATATATAGATTTAGATACTACTACATTTTTTTATGAGCATGAATTAACACGCTATTTTGAAATAGTATCGGTTACTTGTTTATGGATTTCTTATAAATTTATAATAGATCGTGATGATATTAGTTCATTTTATTTACAAAAAATTACTTATTACAATTATATAAATTTTGTAAGGTTTGAAAAAGAAATACTTCAATTTATAAATTATGATATTTACAAAATATCAAAAGAAATAAATTACGAATAAAATAAAAAATAAAAAATAAAAAATAAAAAATAAAAAATAAGTAAACTACTTTAATTTTAATAATTTAATTTTAATAATTTAAATTATTATATTTTCTTAAATCTTTTTTTCATTTAAAACCCAGGGTCATAATCATTATCTTCACCAAGGTTAACTGTCTTAATATTTTCAACATTAGTATCAATCGTAATTTTAGATGTATTACAAGGTGCATCAGGATCTTCAATTCCAAAAGCAGAATCTATTAATTCCATATTATCTTTAGCCCAATCCAAATTGGGGACTTCATTTAGTTCTGCAACACGCTCCATATCAAGCATCACTTGAAAAGCACTCGTTCCAAAATAACCTTCTTGTCCGCACATTATATTCGCTGATACACCTCGCATTGGGTCTAGTTCAGCATGTTTAGCAGCACGAAAGAACATTTCAGGTGTTTCCTCAAAAGAAGCCTTTGCAATTGGACCAATGTCATCTTCATTAATACCATGTCTAAATATAGATGTCATTTCATCACTCGTCGTCATTCTATCACAAAGCATGCTCAGGTGATGATAATTTATATGAGATGAACTATCTTCAAAAACTTCTGTAATTTCATTAAATATGCATTGACGAGCAGCTTCAATTCCTAGAACTTTATGAATTTCACGAATGTCATTTGTAACAGTTCTGTTTACATCTATGTAATCAAGTGCTAATATATCAACCAAATTTGTTCCAACCGTATCAAGAACCCAGACTTCAGTCTTTTTATAAACACCCTCTTCACTGTCAACATTATCAATTAACTTGCGAGGATTAACTTTATTAATATTTTTAACACCACGTAATACAATATTATCTAATAAATTATCTTGAAAATTCTGCAACATATATATTTCATCTGATTGGTCTAGAGGATTAATTTTATTTAGTTGCTTCTTTTTGTTAGGATTGTTCAAAATATTATTCAATCGGATTCTGAAAACAAGCTTATCAGAGTTATAATCTGAAAATACACAACTAATATCATCTTTCATAGAATTTTTAAGAGCAAAGTTAATATCATCCATGGTAATGTTTTTATCAAGCATTGCCTCCGTATTTAATTCTAAACGAACAACCCATTTAGATTTTTGTTTATCTTCATCTGATGATTTTCCGAGACATTCATCAATTAAATTTTCAAATTGTTTGTATTGCTCCATCGTGTCTTTATCTTCTTCAATTAAGGTATTCGCGTCATCCGGGTCAAAACAGATTTGCACAGCATCAACAAGTCCCCTAAGAGTCGTATGTTCCAATCTATTCATCACCTTCTGAGCATTTTTCTGGTCACGCTCTTCATTCTTTTTAAGGTAGACACTACAAGAAGGATTTTTAGGATTCGCAGAAAGTGATAGAATTTCTTCAATTCTAGGAACGCCTCGTGTGACATTTGATTTACTTGCAACACCAGCAAAGTGAAATGTATTTAAAGTCATCTGCGTAGTAGGTTCGCCAATTGATTGAGCAGCAATCATGCCTACCATTTCGCCAGGAGCAATTATGGCCTTGTGATAATGCAATGTGATGGTTTCTAGCAAAACCATAATTGAATCACGATTAAATCGCTTTATCATCAACAATTCTTTAGGAGATAAGTAATAATAATATAACACTTTAAATAATTCATTCGGAGCCACATAAGATGATTTTGTTAAATTTTCAAATGTTTTATCAATTAAGTTAAATACTTCTAGGGGCGTTATGTCAATCATTAAATATTCATTAAGCATTTGCTGTCCTTGAATATTTTCAATAATATGACTAAAAGCCACTGGAACATTCACTTGTCTACTGTCTCTGTAATTAAATACATTTTTAACTAATTTTTCTTGCATTTCAAACATATTATTAATCATTTCACCGCATCGGGTTGACAATTTTTCTTTTTCAGAATTTATTTTTTTACGAGTTTCAGCAGTATAAATAGTTCCATATAATAAACTACCAGCATCATCTGTTGGCATCTGGTAATGAGCATAAATTTCCTCAAGACTCATAGAGACAATAGGTATTGCTTGCGATTCTACTTTTACGGGGTCAAAATTATCTTCACCATAAGAATATTGAACAATCCGACGCTTACTGTTTCTAACTGTCATATCATATTCAACTTTTAAGTCTTCCAAACCCTTTACAAGACGACGCTGAATATAACCAGTTTGACTAGTTTTTACAGCAGTATCAATAAGGCCAACACGACCACCCATAGCGTGAAAGAACAATTCATCTGGGTTTAGACCAGAAATAAACGAACTCTCAACAAAACCACGAGCTTTAGGTGTATCATCAAATTTTGAAAAGTGCGGAAGTGTTCGGTTTTCAAATCCATAAGGAATACGTTTTCCATCTACATTTTGTTGTCCGAGTGTAGCAATCATTTGTGAAATATTAAGATCACCACCTTTAGAACCAGCATTAACCATAATAACAAAACGATTTTCTTTAGATAAACTCTCGCGGCCAATTTTGCCTGCTTCTTCAGTGGCTTTATTTAAAATATTATTGACTTGAGTTTCAAACTCTTGTTCATTGGTTCGTCCTGTTTTATTTTCAAAAATACCCAAATGCGTTTGATCTATCAAAGATTTCACTTCTTTCTTTTTATTTGTAATAGCATTGGCAATTGCTTGATTGGTAGCATCATCTGCTATCAAGTCACTAATACCAACACTAAAAGACGAGGTTTTCATATACTCTGTAATAATATTCTGCAAATTGTCAATAAAATCGGCTGCCGCTTCTACACCAAAGTCATTGTAAATTCGTTGAATTAATCCTTTAGTACCATCACCCAATACTGTTTTTTCTAATTGTCCGCGTTTATAATTGCCATTTAGAATTTCTAAAACGTTATTAGATGTTTTATACTCTTCGTTATCTTTAAAACGTTTCGTTTTATAACGCATCGTAAGAGGAGGCATAATTTGCGTAATAATATCAAAACTTGAAATTTGGCCTTTTTTTTCAAATATTTTATATAAATTTAATTCATTTACTTTATTATAAGCCATTAGCAAATTCATCGCCTCACGAGGCGTAAAATTAATATTTTCTCTGCTAATTCTGTAAGCACCAAGAAGGTTATCTTGGAAAAACCCTATAATCGCTTTATTGTTAGCAGGGCTAATAATTTGATGTGGCACTGCAGCCAAATTTTTTAATTCAACTTCAGACTCTTGGTCTTGAGGTTGGTGTAAATTCATCTCCATGAATACCCCTAATGTTTCCAAGAGGGACGGACTGTATCTTAAGCAAACTCGGGATGGCTAATCCTTCATAGTTCACCGACACCCGTTCAGTCTCTGAATGCCTTCCTTAGTCTACCAAACGACATTAGGAAGTAACACTGCGGATTACCCAATCCTTTACATTATTACCATTGGGTTCGGCTATTAACCGAGTTCCTCAATAATGTTTCCATCATTGAGTGGTAGTAAAGGCTCTAAGGGAGTTCCCGCATCAAGGTTGTCTTGCCATTTTAACAAATCTAATATAAACATTTTTGCTCTGTTTTTTATATTTTCTATCGGTTCATATTTACCCACAAATGTAGTTTTAATTTTATTTATAATCACACAAACATATTCATAATTCAGAGTATTACTTTTAATTACTCTTATATATTGGTCAATATTATCACGTTCTATATTACATTTTTTAAACTTTTCAAATCGTTTATCCATATGTTGTTTTTGAGTAATAATCATACTTTTTTCACGAGAGTCAGGTTTATTTTTGTAATCTTTTAAACGCTGTGATATTAATTGTTTTGTAAAATCACTTCTTTTCAAATTAATATTTTTAATTGGAGGAGGTTTAACAATTTCATCATTATTTAAAATTATTTTACTACCTTTTTTAGAATTTGCTTTTTGACCTCCATCTGTTAAATTGTAACCATTTGGATATTTTGAGTTATAATGTAATATGTATGTTGATTCATTTTCATCTAATTTATCAACATCACAAGTCATTATCAACTCGCATTTAAAATTATCTTCACCATATTTTAGAATTGCACTACATAAATAAGAACATTTGTTCTTTTTACTTAGTGACTTAGCTTCACTTATGTGGTCTTTAAATCTTCCAATATATCCAAATGGTCTATATTTATTTCTATTTAATCTGTGACTTCTAGTTTGACCAATATAATATTTATTATCTATTACATTAATAATTTTATATATTTGACCTATTACTTTGTGGGTTTCGTTTTTCTCTAAAATTTGTTCCATTATATACTAGAGCAAGTATGTGTTTATATTGATTTGTATAAATGACTAGGTGATTATATTAATTCAATTTTTGAATTAGTAGACGTTTCAACGTTTTCATCACTAAGTTTCGTCTACAACTTAGTAATCGTTCACCTGTTGGGGACAAGATGATAGTTTATCCCCATCAAAATCAGCATTGTATGGTTTACAGTCTGCTACATTCATTCTAAATGTATCACCTACTGGCATAATTCTAGCAATATGACACATCATACTCATGCGATGGAGACTTGGTTGTCGGTTAAACAAAATACCATCTCCATCCATCA